GGTGCGGGGTGGGTCAGACGACCCGCGCAACCTGCGCCTCGCCCACCGGTGGTGCAACGCAGTCCGCAGCGACGGGACGCACCTCGTCCTGCGGTAGGTGCGGCTGGTAGGGGCGGGGGATAGCCCCTAAACGATCAACAGGAGAAGTCCCGCCGATGAGGGCGCTCGATAGTTCGTCAGGTTCCGGAGTCGCTGGGAGGGGTGTCGCATGGTCGCTGCTGCCCGTCCCCGTTCGGGCCCCGCTCCGGACCCTGATGCGCTTCGCCGTGATCGGAAGTCGGACTCGGCGTGGACGACGCTGCCGTCGGAGGGGTTCACCGGTCCGGTACCGGACTGGCCTCTGGCGGATGGGTCGGACCGTGAGGCTGATCTGTGGTCGGTGTTCTGGCGGAAGCCCCAGGCTGTGTTGTGGGCGCGGAACCAGCAGGCGTTCGAGGTGGCGATGCACGTGCGGTGTTTCGCCGAGGCTGAGCGGTTGGGTGCGTCGACGTCGATCCGGACCCTGGTGCGCCAGCAGGCGGATGCGTTGCTGTTGACGATCCCGGCGATGCATTCGGCGCGGGTGCGGATGGCGTCGGATGAGTTGGCGCCGGTCCGCGTGGCTCAGCGTCCGGCCGGACCGTCTCGCCCGTCGGTGCGGGATCGGCTGAGGGCCGTGGATGGAGACGGTTGAGGCCCAGCGACTGACGGTGGCTCCGGCGTGGGTCGAGGAGCACTGCGTCGTCCCGGACGGGTTCCGCAAGGGCGCACCGTTCGGCCTGTACGACTACCAGCTGCGTTACCTCGCCGCGTTCTACTTGGTGCGTGGTGACGCCCGGTGGGACCCGGAGGACCCGGTGCTTGCACCGGCGTTCGTGTACCGCCGTGGGTTGCTGGTGGGGCCGCAGAAACTGGGGAAGGGTCCGCACACCGCGGCGCACATCTGTCTGGAGGGTGTCGGGCCGGCGTTGTTCGCTGGCTGGGCGGGTAGGGACGACGGCTACGCGTGCGCGGACCATGGCTGCCCGTGTGGGTGGGAGTTCCCTTATCGGCGGGGTGAGCCGATGGGCATGCGGTGGCCGACGCCGCTGATCCAGATCACGGCGGTGAGCGCTGAGCAGACGGACAACATCTACGACGCGCTGCGGCCGATGATCGAGGAGGGCCGGCTGTCGGACCTAATCCGCCGCACGGGTGAGGACTTCGTTCGTCTGCCCGGTGGCGGTAGGATTGACACTGTGACGTCCAGTGCTCAGTCCCGGCTGGGCCAGCGGGTGACTTTTGTTCCCCAAGACGAAGCGATGGACCTGCACACGTCGCTGCCCACACCGACCGGTTGGACCACGATGGGGGACGTCCGAGTCGGTGACTACCTGATCGGCTCGAATGGCCGGCCGGTTCCGGTGGGCGCTGTGACCGAAGTGCAGCACGACAAGCCTTGCTACCGCGTCCACTTCGCGGACGGAACGTCGGCCGTAGCGAGCGACGGCCACCTCTGGTTTACGAGGATCGCTGGCTCAGCGGCCAAGGCAGCGGTGCGGACCACCGGGAAGATGTTCGACGCCCCGAAGCACTACACCTTCCGGGTGCCAGCTGCGGCACCCTTCGAGCTCCCCGAGGCCGCGCTTCCGGTGCACCCGTATTTCCTCGGGTTGTGGCTTGGCGACGGGGCGACCGGAAAGGCGGAGATCGCGGCCGGTGCCGAGGATGTCGACGAGATCCAGTCGCTGCTACAGCAGGTTGGTGTACGCACCGAGCGAACCCGATGGGCCGGGGCGGGGGCCTACTCCCTGCTTTTCTCCGCGAAGGTCGGGTTCCAGAGCGCTGGCCGGCCCGCGGTGGCGAAGGCACTACAGGTCATGCCGTGCTACCGCGGGAAGCACATCCCCGAGGACTATTTCCGCGGCTCACGGCAGCAGCGGGAGGCGCTCCTCCAGGGACTGATGGATTCGGACGGGCATGTGACCGTCACTGGGTTCTGCACCTTCACCGGGAACGAGCGTCTCGCCGGGGACGTCGTCCGCTTGCTTCGAACGTTAGGCATCCACGCACGGCCGGTGAGCCGCGCCGACCACCGGGCCCGTACCGGATTCGGGTGGAAGGTGAACTTCACTGCCCGAGCCGGTGTGCGGCCCTTCCGTCTCACACGGAAGGCGGCACGGGTGCGGGCTGCGTGGTCAGGGAACGACTGGGTGACCATCACTCGGATCGAGCCCGTTGAATCGGTCCCTGTTCGGTGCGTCGGCGTGGCCAGCGAGGATCATCTGTTCCTGGCTGGTGATGGCGCGCATGTAACGCACAACTGTGGCCTCTGGACCTCAACGAACAAGATGACGAAGGTCGCTGACACCCAGTACCGGGGCTTGGCGGGTATGGGTGGCCGGGCGAGTTTGACGACGAACGCGTGGGATCCGGCTGAGAACAGCGTCGCGCAGCAGCAGTACGAGTCGTCGGCGATGGATGTGTATCGGCAGTTCACGCAGGCCCCGAAGGGTCTGAGCTACCGGAACAAACAGGAGCGCCGCAAGATCCATCGTGTGGTGTACGAGGATGCCTTGAGGGACCGTGGCGGGCACATCGACCTGGACGGGATCGAAGCCGAGGCGGCGGATCTGCTGGAGCGGGATCCGGGGCAGGCTGAGCGGTTCTTTGGGAACCGGATCGTCCGCGGGATCGGCGCGTGGCTCCCGGATGGTCTGTGGCCGTTGCTTCCCGAGTGGCTCCCGCCGGCGCCGGACGGTACTGCGGTGTCGGCGGCTTTCGACGGTTCGGAGAACAGCGACTTCAGCGTGATCCGGTGCGAGACCGTCGAGGGCTACCTGTTCACGCCCCGCTACGGCCCGGACCGGCGGCCGACGATCTGGAACCCGGCGGAGTGGGGCGGCCGGATCCCGCGGGACCAGGTGGACATCGCGTGGGCTGAGATCGACGACCGGTACCGGCTGGAGCGTGCTTACTGCGACCCGGGTTTCCATGATGAGACGTCGTGGGAGTCGGAGATCGAGGCGTGGGCGGTTCGGTTCGGTGCGGAGCGGTTCGTGCAGTGGCCGACGAACCAGTTGGGCCGCATGTACTCGGCTCTGGTCCGGTTCGTGGCGGACTTGAAGACGGGCGTGATCACCTACGACGGGTGCCCGGTGACGGGTGTGCACATGGGTAACGCGCGCAAGATCGCGAAGACCGCGGACCGGTACGTGTTGGGTAAGTCGTCACCAGCGCAGAAGATCGACGCGGCGGTGACGTCGGTGATCGCGCATGAGGCCGCCGCGGACGCCCGCGCCGAGGGTTGGTCCGCCGCCCCGCCTGACCGTCGCGTGATCGTCTATCGCTGACAGGGGGTCCGCTGGTGGCCCTGTCCGAGGATGAGCGCAAGGCCCTGACTGAGGATGAGCGCACGACCCTCACTCGGTTGCAGGCCCAGCTCCAGGCGGCCTCGCGGGGCTGGGTGGACGCGACGGGACGCCGGCATCCCGGCTTCCTGACGCTGGACGCCTACTACGACGGGATGCAGCGGCTGGTGCAGCTCGGGCTGGCGGTACCTGCGGAGTTGCGGGAGTTCGTGACGATTGTGAATTGGCCACGACTCGTGGTGAATGCAGTCGAGGAGCGGATCGACCTGGAGGGGTTCCGGCTTCCGGGGAACGCCGCGGCGGACGCTGAGCTGTGGCGGATCTGGCAGGCGTCCGACCTGGACGAGGAGTCGCAGCTCGCGCACTTGGACTCGTTCGTGTTCGGCCGGGCCTACGTCTGCGTCGGGACGGGCGACGATCCTGCGACCCCACTGGTGACGGTAGAGTCGCCGCTGGAGATGGTGGCCGAACGCGACCCACGCCGGCGTCGCATCTCCGCTGCCGCACGGTTCTACACGGACTCCTCTAGTGGCGACGAGATCGCACGGTCCACCCTGTATCTGCCGAACAAGACGCAATGGCTGGTGTGGGACGGGAGATGGATCACCGACCCGGAGCAGGAACCGGACGAGCACGAGCTCGGGGTGGTCCCCGTTGAGCAGCTCACGAACCGGTCTCGGACGGCGCGGCGCGGTGGTCAGTCGCACATGCTGGACGCGATCTCCCTGACTGACGCGGCGGCGAGGGCGCTGACGAATGCGGGCGTGGCGACGGAGGTCATGGCGCTACCGCAGCGTCACGCGGCTGGCGTGTCGCAGGCGGACTTCACGGACCCGAAGACGGGTGATGCTCTTACGGCGTGGGAGTCCTACATGGGCCGCATCTGGGCAACCGCGAATGAGAAGGCGACGTTTGGGCAGTTCACCGCGGCTGATCTGAGTAACTTCACGGGGATTGTGTCGCATTACGCTCAGCACATCGCCGGTGAGTACGGACTTCCGTTGCGGTACATGGGGCAGGGGACGACGAACCCACCTAGTGCGGACGGTATCCGCGCTGAGGACGCCCGCCTGATCAAGGCGTGCGAGCGTGCGCACCGTCCGCTCGGTGGCTCGTGGGAACGCACGATGCGCACGGTCCGGCGGCTGGTCGACAAGGTGTGGGACCCGGAGTTGATGCAGCTGGAGACGCTGTGGCGTGACCCGGCGACCCCGACCCGTGCGCAGGCCGCCGATGCGGCGGTGAAGCTGCACGCCGACAAGGTGATTCCGTTGCGTCAGACCCGGGAGGACCTGGGGTATTCGGCGGTGCAGATCGAGCGGATGGAAGGCATGGACGCGGCTGAGGCGTCGGACCCGCTGGAGCTGTTGGCGGACGAGTTCCGCCGTGACCGGGGCGTGCCGCAGCCGGAGCTCCCGGTGGGAGGGTGAACCATGGTTGACCACGACTTCTACGAGGATGACGAGCCCATCGAGAAGATCGGGGAGATCCTCTCGCGACCTGCGGACGGTGTGACCGAACCGCCGAACACCGGTAGCAA